CCGAGCCCAGCGATCGCCGAGAACGCCGGCCCGAGCTTCATCACCTGACCCACCAGGAACGACGTCGCCCCGACCGCAGTGAGGCCCACCGCCCCCCAAGTGGCGACCTGCCCGATCGCGGACTGCGTCGCAGGGTCCAAATCGTCGAACCGGTCCGACAGGAACTTGACCGCGCCGGCCATGTCCGAGAACGCCTCGGTGGCACCCACGCCGACACCCTCGGCCAGGTCCATCAGGTTGTTCTTCAAGATCGCGATCTGGCCGGTCAGAGTTTCGCCCTCTTGCGCGGCAAAGCCCCCCGCGTTCTCGCGGAGGGCTCCAAGGACCGTCCCGAAGTGGTCGGCCGCGTATGCGTTCTCGTCCAACACGATGCCGTTGCGCTGCAACGCCCCAGCGGACCCGGCCACCGCCCGACCGACCTGCTTCGCCGCGGTCACCAGGTCCACCCCGAACTTCGCGGCGTAGTCCTGCACCAGCGGCGTCAACCGAAGGATCTGCGACTCCGTCATGTGGAACGTGCCGAGCATCGCCTGCGCCGACACCGTGGCGTCATCCGCGAACTTCGTGGTGTCCTGCAACGCCGCCGCCTGGTCGAGGAACGCAGCCGTCGACGCCCCCGCGAGCTCCGGCATGTTCTGAATGCTGTTCTCCAACCGGAGAAGCGCGGCGTGCTCCTCTTCGGCAGCCTGCGCCGCCTTGCCGAGACCGACGAGCGCGACCGCACCGAACGTCGCCATCGCGACACCGGCCGACGTGAGCGTCCGCCCGTACCGCTGCGCCGACGTCTCCGCCTGACCGAGGTTCCGGCGCGCCGACGCACCGACTTTCCCAAACTCCCGCTCCGCCTGCGCGCCGTTCGCCGTGATCAGGATGCGGAGAGAGTCGGTCAGCCCTGCCATCAGTCACTGCCCTCCGTCACCTTGTCGTGCACCACGTCACGCCACAACAGATCCAGGTCCCCCATCAGCGACGCCCGCACCGTCGGCGGCCCCCACTGCGGGAACATCTGGTTGAACACCGCCACGTAGTCGTCTACGCAGCCGAGCCTTTTGGGGCGCGCTCCACCTCGTACGACCCGACCGCCTCGACGGCGGCCTCGAGGTTCATGCGGCCCGCCTCCTCGACGGCCTCCTTGCGGGGCTTGCCGTGACGGAAGTGGAGGTGCATGGCGATGATCGCCTGGCACTCGCCGGCCGAGTTCGTCGGGTTGATGTACGCCCACGACGTGCCCGCCTGCTTCTCCACGAACGACGCCTCGGCCAGCGTCAGCGAGTCCTGGGTGATGTCCTCACCGTCGTAGGTGACCTTCCACTTCTGCTCGGTCGACCCGAACTGGAACCGGACCCGGACCGCTTCGATGATCTCGACGAGGTTCCCGTCGAAGTCGCCGGACTTGACCGCTTCGATCACACGGCCGGCGGTGAGTTCTTCTTCGTCCATTGGTGCGCTGCCCTCCTGGGTTGTCAGCCCGCGAATGTGCGGGCCAGGTGTGAACGGACCTCTTGGCGGATCAGCCGTGCGGAGTTCCGCACGACGATCGGCTCGGCCCGCTCGAAGAACTTCTTGCCGCGGGTGCCGGGGTGTTGCACCGGCCCGCCGCGCACCCCGCCGTCAGGGAACGCCAACGCCTTCTTGCGGCGAGGTGCGATCTCGTGGGCGGCGGTGTCGTTGTTGATCAGGTGGACCGCGCCCGTGTATCGGAGCACCCCCACCACGTTCTCGTAGCCGGTCACCCGGTAGCGGACGTTCCACTTCCCGCCGGAGCGGCCGACGCCTCGCAGCGTCCCGCCGGGGGAACCGAGGCCCGCCCCGGACGCTGCTGCGATCATCACGCCCTTGCCGGCGAGGCACGCCTTCTCCACGCCGACCCGGTTGGCGCGGGTGACCGCACGGCCACCCGACACCAACCGGTTCGCCAACTGATCAGCAGACGAAGCCAGGGCTCAGCCGACCTTGTACACGTTCGACGCCGCGTTCCACGACCCCGAGATCGCCGTCGGACCGTTCACGTCGGTGTCGACCGAGAAGTCGGGCAGCATCGTGCCGAACCAGTACGGGCCGGCCGTCGACGGGGTCTTGGGGTACCAGTAGAACCGGCGGGCGAGGCCGTCCGTCGCAGCCGCGTAGGTCTGCGTGGTGGCGTCGTCGAAGAACCCGGAGAAGGTCCCCTGGCAGTCGGGCAGGCCCGACACGTACTGCTTGTTGGTGTCGCCGAGGGCGGTCACGTCGAAGTTGTCGGTCGAGAAGTCGATCGTCATCTTCGACACGTAGGCCAGGGGCTCCGCCGAAGCGGTGTCCGAGGCGAGACCGACGTACAGGCGACCGGAACGGCCAGCGATACGAGCCATGTGTGCGCACTCCTTGGGTTGGTGCTGATCAGTGGAGGGGTGCGCTGGCCCCGTGGTTCAGGTGAGGTGCTGCAACAACCGGGCGGCGTGGTTCGTGAACGTGCGGTCCGCGATCGCCTCCCGTGCTTCCCGCGCCACCTGGCCGCGGTTGTCCGGGTGGGCGAGCCACCAGCGGAGCTTGTCGCCGAAGTCCTCAGGCGAGTCGAACGTCGGGACCATCGGCAGAACCTCACGGTTCTCGCCTCTGGCCTCGGTCAGGTAGAACGTCCCGCACGCTGCGAGCTCAACCTCACGGGGACCCATCGCCCAGCCGTGCGACAGGTGCGCCGCCTGAGCTTCGGTGCGGTACAGGTTCGCCGACGCCGCGGACCCGCGGTACACGTCGGCGGTGGTGGCGTTGTCCATGCACTCGGCGAGGTCGTGACCGACGAACCCGTACAGCGGCGAGTCGGGGGTGAGGTCCTGCCAGTTGCCCCCGAACAGGGCGTCGATCCCCGTCCAGTCGACAGCCTCGAAGAACTCGCGCCGCGACGGGTACCCGGTGCCGACGAACGAGAAATCGCACTTCTCGTCGGACGGGCCGGGGTGGTGGACGTCGGGGTCGTAGGCGTGCGGCATGTACAGGGTGCCGGCGGGGAACGCTTCGATGTTGGTGGGGTCGTTGACGACGTTGAGGTCGACCTGCTCGGCGAGGCCGATCTGGCGTTGGTCCTCGTACGGCGACTCGGTGTGCAACATGACGAGCCGGTGCCGGCGGGCCCGGATGATGGGGAACAGCTCGGGCAGGACGTAGAACCCGGAGACGACGAGGACGACGTCGGGCCAGAACCGATAGCAGCAGTTGAGGATGCCCTCGTTGGCGAGCTGGAGCGCCTGCTCGAGGACCAGGGGCTTCTCGTAGGTGTCGCCGACCGGCATGTGGACCTTGTCGTAGAAGTCGAGGCGGTCGTTCAGGTTGAAGTCGAGCACCTGGCAGCCGTTGGCCCGGAGGCCCTTGACCCAGCCCCGGTGGACGTCGCCGACGGAGAAGTGGGGGCCGGGGTGAACGACGAGGACCCGCACCTAGAAGCCGTCCTCGCGGCCGACCTGCACGTCCGAGAACGCCAGATAGCAGCCCAGTTCCTCGTTCCAGCCCATCTGCCACGACGACGGCCCGTACCCCTCACCGGCCTTGAGCACTGCGTCTACGGCAACCACCGCTGCGACCATCTGGTCCTGCGCCGCCTTCGGTGGAAGCTCACCGGTGACGTACACCCGCACCCGCACCACCCACACGAGCGGATCGATCCCGGCCGGCTCCATCGTCACCGCGCACGGCTTCGGGACACCCGCCGCGCCCGGCTCGTGGTCGAGCACGAACCGCACACCGGCGTCTAGGAGGGACTGCACCGGTGTTTGGCCGTTGCCCGACAACAGGCCGAACATCTCGTCCAGGGTGTCGGCGAGAGTGGCCCGGCTCACAGGACAGCGACCCCGTCAACGATCTCGTTCTGCAACAGGGCAACGACCTTGTTCAGCAGGCCGGGCCCGTACAGCGGATTGATGACCGAACCGCCCGCGTCGGTGAACGCCCCGAACGTCTCGGAGCCCGACGCACGCTCGGCGACCCACAGGTTCCGCAGCATCATCGACGCCGCCTGCTTGAACTTGGCGTCCACCGCCGCCGTCGTCGCAGCACGTCCAGCGACGTAGGTGACGACCACGTTGCCGCGGCCGGCCGGGAAAGCGTAGTCCCAGCCGTTCGATCGGCGGCGCACCTGGCCCGTTCTGGAATCGAACACGTAGTTGGCGGTCGCCTTCGCCGTGTTCGTCTCAGCGGTCACCGTCGTGGCCACAGTCCCGTCGTACTCAACCACCGACGTCACCGAGAAAACCGGTGCGTGCTTGAGGCGCACCAGCGCGCCTCCGTCGTGGGCTTCGCCGGTGACGGTGCGCTGCACGATCGGGCCGCACAACTCGTCCAGTTGACCCGACACGGCGGACACGAGGAGCGCCAGCTCGGCGGAGCCCTCGTCGGCGTTCACGGCGGCGCGCGCCTCGGTTTCGGTCAGCACGTCAGTCGCCGCCATCAGGCCGTCCTCCGAATCAGCAACGCATACAGGTACACGAGGTCGCTGTTCGTGGCCGTCTTGACCACGGCGACCGTCTTCGTTCCCGACGTCGCGATGGCCACGTCGCTGATGGTCAACAACGCCGGACCGCCGGGGGAACCCTGCGTGGCCCAGGTGCCTACCGTCGTGCCGTCCACGGTGCACGACATGTTGGCCATGTACGTCTCGCGGTAGAACACCACATGGAAGTCGTAGGTCCCGGCGGTCAACGGCACCTTGTAGGACACCGAACCGGGCGACCCAGACGAGTCGAGCAGGCGGGCCGACTGGTAGGCGAACGGGCTGCCGCTGATCACGACGAACGTGTTCATGTTCGTGTTCGCGTAGGCGGGGTGGCGGGCGTCGAAGTCGTACGACCAGGGGGCGTCTCCGCCCGATGCGGGCTGCCAGTCGGTGTCGTAGTCGGTGCCGG